TCATTTCTTGTCGTTCAAATGAGATGCATCACGGGTGATCCATGCCGCAAGCAAACGCTGGAACGCACCCTTCTGACTGGAGAACTCGATGATGCCTTTCATAAGGTTCTCTGCGGTCAACGAAATGATGATCGCGACCATCACTTCCCAACTTTGATCGATGCCCGTGACGGTTAGCACTGGCTGATACAGCAACAGACCTGACAAGATCGAAACGATTGTTGTCGTCAGTGCGCCGAACCAGCCGAGCGACAATGACGACTTCATACGAACGATGGCTGCAATGAGGATAGCAAGTAGAACTTCAAGTGGCGTTTCCAGAATACGCATTTCTACATGCCCTTCTTATTATTGTTTCTTACGGGAACTTCGCAGACCAGTTCGAGATCGTGACCTGCGCTCCTATCGTGCTGATCAGGAAGCCCATGTGCGTTGATACTGAGTAGGACGGCATCGTGACATCGACGGTGTGTGTTCCCGCAGCCATGACCGGCACAAGGTTCAGCAACCCAGACGGACCAAGCTCGTTCGTGTCAGCAACGCGGAAATATAGATCGCCGCTTGTCGTGACGTTGAACCGGTAACGGGTTCCTGTCGGCTGAATCGGCCAATAGATGCGACGACGCGAAACGCTGCCCTCGTAGATAAATGACAGCGATGTCTCAGAACGACTTGTGATCGTGACGCCAGCCGGGACGATGCTCGGGTCAGTCAGCGCGAAGTCTGTGACCCATGCCCGTTTGATCATGGGAACAGATAAACCAAGTCCGATCATCTTAGACCCAACCGATGACCGTAGCCGTCGCAGCGGTGATCTTGACTGCGGAGAACGGCAGCACCTGTCCAGCCAGAACATTGTAGACCACGGAGACGCCAGTGGCATCTTCCACGGTCACAGTGCCAGCGGTGTTCGCGTAGATCGCACGAGGACGAGGATTCAGTGCCGAAGCGCCGGGTGTGATTGTGAAATGCGATTGGCCGGGATCGGAACGACCTACGGCATACGAACTAAAGTTTGACATGAGAATTTCCCTGTTACGTCGAGTGTTACCCGAATTTAGTGGACGCCAAGGAAATTCAGATCGGACTTTTGGCTCGCTATATGTTTACGCCAAAAATGCTATCCAACTGATCGTCTGACATTTCTAGCTTTGCAGCGAAGTTCAGGATAAACGGATTCATACGTTCGATGATCGTGGCACCCGCCCAGCGAATCCTCGCTTCAAGTTGTTCCGACGATGAAAGGTCTTCGAACAGCAAGTCGAGTGATGCGGGTATCTCCCCTTTTACCGCCAAAATTGCGTCACTCGGAGTTAGGATGCCAAGGCCAGTGACCGCCACGACAAAATCCGTGCGAGACATGGTTGCAGCTTGGCGAACCCTCTCCATCACCCGAGCTTTTTCGTCATCGGGCCGAGTATCAATCCAAACACCGTTGGCAAAATCCCACTCTTGCCAAGGATTCGGACGACTATCTGTCAGCAACACCATATCGCCATTTGGATCAACGGTGAGTTGGTTTGGATCGACGCCATCTTCGATAGGCCACCACATTGTTGTGTTGGTCGGTTCTTCGCTTGAAGTCATGATAGCCATAGTGTCTGGATCAATATATCCGTATCTCATTTTTTTACCTTCTCGTTCCAGAAACAGTCAAAGTCATATTTCGAATAATGCAATCCGCATTCCCGCTGTTGCCGCTCAAGTCGCCTGACGAATGTGACCATCCGCGAATCTTGATGTTGGTTGTTCCCGATCCGGAATAGGATGCGATCAAGCAAATCGACATGTGACCGCCACCGTTTGCGCCAGAAACGCGAATGCCAGCAGAACCGGTTTGCACCACAGTATTGTCAATCAGCATTTGGAAACGTCCGAAGCTATCATAATTTATGTTGCTGTCGACAATGCCGTTGAAAGCGATCATGTAACCGCCGCCCTCGAAATCCGGAATTGTCTGATTGAACAGCAAAACAGAGTTGCCGCTATTCGTTGCATCGGAAAGTGTTACATCTGATCTGGTATAGAGGCGAGGCACATAAAGCTGGTTTTCGCCGATTTTCAGTCGTGTGATAGTGGCATCTCGGATAACTGCCGATTCAATGTAGCAATCACCGTTGTATACATAGAACGGAGTTGTCCTCGTCATCGTCGAACCAGACGTGTTCACAATCGAGAAGCGGTTCGCGAGCACGTAGACCGACGAAGCCCCAGTGCTATCCGCCTCAAGATACAGCGCCGCAGTTGAACTAGATTCACCCACAGCTTCTGCGCTCAGACCAATTCGAGTTCCGCCAACAATTGTGTTCGCCATGCTGTAAACACGCAGACGGCCTTGTGCGGAGATGCGTCCAACTTCTGCCGAAACACTACTGTTCAACGAAGATATCGCGCTGTTCATTTGGGCAATCGTTGCGCGTTGGTTGATTGCGACAGCTTGGCTCGAAACGTTCGCCTGTAGATTGTTGAAACGGCTGTTCGCAGTCGAGATGTAGTTCGTGAATGCCACGTTATTGTTAGCAATCGTCTGCGCCTGCTCGGTGAACATCGCACGAGTCGTATACTCGAAAGCAGACTGCTTCTTGACCGTCAGACCAGTGATAAAACCGGCAAGACCCGAACCGCCAGCGGATGCTATTTTGAAGATCAGGCGACCCTTTGTTGCGCCAGCAGATGGAGCATTGTTGGTCGAGGAAGCATAGTTATATGAACCTCGGCTGTTCAGGTCTAGCACAGGCGTAGTGCCAACTTGGGTAAACGAATCGTCAACCCACTGGATATAAGCGCGGGCAATCGGGCCGTTCGTTCTAGCGCCGTAGTAGTATCCGAAGTCATAACGATCAGCCGGAGACACGGGGAAATAGTTGCTTCCCATACCAGCCGTATCAGCGTCATAGAGTGCAAATGCTCTCCCATTCCCCGGCATCTGGGATAGCCACCAGTTTTCGCTTGACGTATTTCGGGCAAAGATACGAGACGAATCCTCAAGCCCTCCATCCCAATGCGGCAACGCACCAGCTTCGAACACGTCAAAATACGGATCGCGAACAAGCTGCACGTCACCGAACGTCGATGTCATTCGCAAGGACAGATCGGCAATCGCATTCGTATTGTCTGTTACAGTTGTTCCCAGATTTACGATGCTGCTTTCGTTCGTGTTGACGCGCCCGGCCAATGTGTTCACGCTTAAGACAACGGCCGAGACTGCATTTGCTCTTGCAGCAGCTTCTGCGCCAATGCTTCCTTCGACTTCGCCAAAACGGACATTGGCACTATCAATGTATCCAGCAAGCGTTGAACTCGTGTTTGCCGTCGCAACCTCCAAGTCCGTGACGCGGCTTGATATAGATGCGTCATACGTCATGCATTCAATGCCGGTCATGAGCCAATACGTGCTGTTGCCAGCGTTACGAATGGTCAGGTTTGCATTGACCGCATTGTCAGGCGGATCGAATGTCATCGTGGCAACGTGCCATGAAGTTGCGTTCGGCGTAGTGAAGGTCTGGGTTTCAGTCGAAATAGACGTGCTATCAGCGGCAATCCATTCGATATCGATGGTCGCGCGACGGTTTGCGAGTTGACCGCCAGCACCCGCAATCGAGAAGCGAAGTTGCAAACGATCATCCGCGGCGACTGTGAAGCCTTGCAGTGATTGTGTTAGACCACGACCGGAGCCGATATTGGCTGCGTAGTCTTTCGGGCATGTTGCCATCAGAGGGATTGTGCTATCGGCCTTCGCTATAACCCCGATACCACCGGCTGTGAGCGTCCACCCAGTTAGATCGCCGGACTGAAAACTTCCATTCAACAGAAGATCGTTTGATGTCAGCGATGCTTGCAGTTGTTGGATTTGTCCTGCGACAGATTCAAACTGACCCTGAACAGTCGTATCGTATTCGGTGATGCCGGTTTCGACACCCGTTTGGATTTCTTGATTCAATCGAAGTTCAAGTGCATCCATATCATCGGAGATATCGCTGCGAGCCTGATTTACCAAAGCGTCGGTATCGTTTGCGAGCCCTTCGATTTGAGCTTCGACACCATCGAAACTTGCCTCAAGAGCAGCGAGATCATCTAGGATATCGTCGGCAATGTCATCGCGATTCATACGAACATCACCCGTGATGACTTCCATCCAGTCTGACCAGATCAACTGATCAGCATGAGCGCCACGGACTCTTGCTCGTGCCCGAACCTCATATCCTGTATTCGCCAAAATGCCGTCAGCCGTGATGATCGAACCAATCGTTAGATCGCTGATCGAGCCGGACGTGACAGCGGTTCCCCCGTCGCGCAGTCGGATCGTATAGGTGATCCCTGCATAGCTGGCTTGGGTTGACCACATGATCTGGATCGCTGGACGCCGTGCTACGCCGTTGGCATCACGCAGGACTGTCGCGACTGCGCTGAAACCCGCAACGCCGTCGTACACCGGCCTAGAAGGGGTCAGCGGCGGTATTGTGGGCAGTCGTCCGTCCGACACCGCGTCGAAGTCATAGTCAGCCGGATTGCGCTCGCGTAGTTGCAACACCACGCTCAGCGTCATCGGATCGACAACTTTTGCCAGAACCTCGAACAGCTTCGAACTGTAGCCGTTCTTTTCCGAAGTCCATGAGATCGTGTCTGTCGGCTGAATGTTGATGTAAGTCGGCGGAAGCCCAATCGAGTGCTGGCGCTGGCGACGGTTATCCGCTGCCATCTCACGCATACGACGACGAACTTGCGTTGGATACGGGACAGCCGGGAACTTGACGGCTGCGACTTGGCGCTGACCATCATCTTCGGCTTCCCATGTCGCGTTGAACAGCGGAACAGCATCCTGTTCTTCCCAGAGCTTTCTGGGATCGGGATATCCGGCAGTCACGCCGTTATAGATGTTCTGCAAGCCCTCCGTGATCGAGAAGGATGTTGGCGTGTCGATCAGGATCACATCGTCCGTGATGTGCGTGCTGGAAGCGTTCGGCGCACCAGTGACGATGATGTATTGCCCGCCAGCATCGGCAAGGGTTGCACCACATGATTTCAGAAGTTCCTCGATCACGCTGAGCGGTTCTTGGTCAACGCTGATCTCGATGCCAGCACGATATCTCTTGCGATCACCGAACCAGTTTTCAGCCGATGGGGCGGAACCAGCTTCATCGCAGACGTTCATTGCGGCAAACCAACGAGCTTGCGGCAGAGAAGAACCGGCGACCCCTACCCCGTAGACATGGCCAGGTGCTATCGTGATGCCACGCAGCAAGTTGTAGACCATCACGATTGGGTTGTCGGTATACTCGTAGGTGCCCTCGTCCCCCCAACGATGCGAGCCTGAGCCGCCAGCGGTCGTGTCCTTGCGGGGATCGTATAGGGGCTTCCCACGCACAACCATGCGCACTACGGGCATTCCCGAATATTTTGGATCATCGTTCAGATACTTGAACGTGGTAATCGCGTAGGCGACCCCCTTCATGATGAAGTTTTCGTTGACCGGATAGTCAGGATAGGTCGAGAAGAACTGCAACAGAGTCGGATCGGCAGCGGTCTGCGTCCCATCGTGGTATTTCGCATAGCCGACACGGGACAACTCACCATCGAACGACTGTCCGAACTGATCGTCTGGGTGATAGCCGGAATCGCCGGGGTTTCGCTTCGGTTCGAGATTGCGGACTTTGCCATCGATTTGCCATTCAATGATGCTGTCAATCGGTGCGTCCGAGATATCCAGAACATAGGTCAGATACTTGTTGTCGTCCTTATCCGTATCGTAGACGAATGGCGGCATGATCAAGTGACCGTTAGTCGCATAGGTTCCGAGGATGAAGCTTCTGGCAACATCTGAACCGCTCGTCGTCACGTCTGTGCTGATACCGCCCGACTGCATGGACTGCTTCGGAGTCAAAGCCATAGACGCATAAGACAACGACAAGCTCAGCGCAGTCGAAAGCATCCATGAATTCACACTTGCGGCAGTTACCGCCGCAAGGGTCGTGCTACCAATTGCTGTTCCGAAAGAAGAAATGCCCGCGGCAATCATTGGGCCAATCATTGGCATGCGAAAAAACTCCCCTATTTGTTTCGAATATTTAGCGAACGAACTAGGAATTTCTCCAATCAGCCATTAAGTTAGCTATGATCCTGATGGGTGCAAAGGTTCGAAACTTTGCACCCGTTTTCATTCAGGACGTATATCAAGAAGGATCAATTTATGGAATTTCACGAATTCAAAACCCGTCAAAAGTCGGAACCCGGCTTCGTCTATGTTTGGGTTAATAATATCAATGGAAAACGCTACATCGGTTCACATAAGGGAACGCCAGATGACGGCTATGTTGGAAGCGGCAAGCATTTCAACCGAGCAGTCAAAAAATATGGTATCGAGAATTTTACTCGTCGGATTGTATATCGTGGTGCCGGATATGCCGCGATGGAGACATTGATCATCAAAGCACACGGCGCGTTGAATGATGCTGATTTTTACAATTTGAGCCATATCTCACGCTATGGAACGATGATATCTGATGAGACGAAAGCAAAGTTGAAGGAATGTCAGAACAGACCCGAGGTGAGGGCTAAGATATCTGCAACGAATGCCCGGCCCGAGGTAAAAGCAAGACGATCTGTGTCGGCGAAGGAAGCCATGAACCGGCCAGAGGTGAGGGCGAAGCATTCTGCGTCGGCGAAGGCATCTCACGCACGACCAGAAGTCAAAGAAAAACGATCAGCGTCGATGAAGGAAGCCAATAACAGGCCCGAGGTGAGGGCTAAGAATTCTGCCGCCCAAACCGGTAAGGTAATGTACAACAACGGCTTGATTAATAAATGGTTCAAATCTGATCCGGGTGAAGGTTGGGTAAGAGGTCGCGTAAAACTTTAGCGACCTAGTTTGAAACAATCGGTGATATTTTCGAGTTGATAACGAACGATCCCCGCTTGACCGATACCGGCAGCAAACGAACCAAGAAGAACTACAATTGCTCTTCCTTGATCAGTTTCGACGAAGCCGAGATCACCAGCTTGAGCAAATGAACTTGGCACTTGCTCAAGAGCAGATTCCACATATTCAATATGAGACGCAAAGCCAGTTGCTTTCTTGAACGCGCGATATCCGCCAATCGCAGTCTTATAACGACCGATATATTCGGCACAGACGTCGTCGCCTGTTACGGCTTTGACGACACGGCCAGCCCACAAGGCACAATCATTCGAACCGAATTCAAATGGGACGGATTCGTATTCAGCGATAAGTTGATACAGTCGGCTGCGCCAATCTGGTAGACGAGTTGTTTTTATCATTATTGTTATCATCTCCAATTTGGAGCCTTCCAGCCTTCACCAGTTCCCCACTGAATGCTGACCGAACCTGCGATGGACGAATATTTGAAGCCTTCATCGCTTTCATCACGCAGACGTTGCGATGAATCCGACTTCATAAGACTTAGTGTTTTCGAACCTTTGCGAAGACTGGACACGACACCAATCTCAACAGACGCATCGGTCTCGCTTTCCGAAATGTCGATTTCATCAATCGTTCCGTCCAATGCCTTCGATATGCCCGACAGAACGCCTGTCACCGGATCGAAAATGCCTAGATGAACTTCTATTGCAGCAAGTCGGCTGTCATATGCGCGAATGACGTTTGTGACTTCCGGCGAAAGAATTGCGAGTTGCAATCTATGCGTCTGAATATCCACGCCGCTCTTGTATTGAAGAGACGGAACGCTCATGACCAAGCCAGCGCCATAGTATGTTCTGGCAACGCCATCGACAGATACGGTTATGTTGTAGTCGCCGCTCCAAAGGCCGACGAGTTCAGCAGCACCAGTGTCTCTATTCTTTGCTTTGATCCAGACGAACCATTGGTGTTCAGCAGCACCAGTGTTCAAACGAGATTGCATTCCTGCGGTGATCTGCATGATTAGACCCTCACCGACTGAATGAATTCGAATGACAAGCCAGATGTGCTAGCCAAGCCAACCGAACCGTAGCTGACGCTTCCCGGAACGATCTGTGCAGTCAGGATCGGATCAAGCATACGGACATCAGTGTCAGCATCAGGTAGCAGCGAAGTCGGGATTGGCTGAGTCAGCGTGACTGTGACAGTTCCACCGACAGCGGCAGTCACATCGGCAGCGACTTGGTAAAGTCTGTGAACGCCACCGCCCACAAACGATAAGTAGTCACCAGCCGATACCTTGAAGCTGGCCGGAAGACCTTTCAGTTTCAGCGTATTGCCAGCAGTCTGCGAACCGTTCGTGGCAACATCTGTGAAGCCAGAACCCGCATAGTTGATCGGCCTGTTGCCTTTCGGCGGTGTCATCTGGAAGTAGTTGCCGGGCGTTTGAACCAGAGCCAACAGAGCTTCGATCCGTCTGTTGCCTTCGTGGGTATAGTCGGCGCACTGAATTGAACCTTGCCATAGTCTAGGGCCAGTCAGTGCGCTGTAAATCGTGCCGCCAGCCGCACGGGATACTTGGACAGGTGAATTCAATGACAGCGTGGCCGAGGTCACGCGCAACTGATTATAAAATTGTGATAAATTGTAGACAGTCATTAGGGAAACTCTCCTAGTTTCCCATATTTAGTCTCATCCAGATTTTCTCTGATCGCGGCTGATACGTTTCATCTCGCCCGGCAAACCATTACGAACAAACTCTGATTGTCCCTTCTGCATGATCTGGACTGATTGATTTGCAGACTGCTCAAGAACACGCGCGGTGAGATCGGGCGACAATTCAACAACCATTCTCGCCTGTCCGCCGCTTTGAGCTTTCATCATCGAAACGGACTTCGCGTTGTCATAGACACGAGCGCCGCGGTTCAAGTTGACAAGTTCGGGGCCGCGTTCACCAACCCATGTAAGACCGCCGCCCCATCCAGCAGTGCCAGTTGCGTTTTCACCGATCTTGACGCCGGGGAACCAAGTGCTCATCATCTTGGTCAGACCCCATTTGATAATCATCGAGCCGATATCTTGAAGAACGTCTTTGAACGAAGATGCGCCGGATATCGCTTGCGAAATGCCAGTCGAGAATGAATCCGAAAAGCTCTTCCAAAACTCCTCATTCTTTCTCATGACATCAGCTTGTTCTTCCAGCTTTTCACGTTGGGTGATAAGACCGGCAATCGTGTCGCTTTGGGTTTTGTTGCCGAGAACACCCGCATCATATTGCGCTTTCCAGATTTCCTGTTGCAGAGCGTTCTTGCCTTGAGTGCCGTTCAGGATTTCGATCTCTTTGTTCAACGCCTTAACGGCATCGGCATATTTGTTTACTTCTTCCTTGGCTTTCGATGCAGCCCCGCCACTGCCACCACCCGCACCACCACCAAGACCAGACAGCGCCGAGCCACCCGGAAGCGTTGGCGTAACTGGTCTATCACGTGGCGTAGTCTTCGAAGCTTCGTCTGCTGCGGCTTTGGCAGCTCGGGCCTTTTCCGCAGCCTTGCCGTAGGCATCAGTGACAACGCCTACGCCGTCTTTAGCCCACTGCATCCCACTCTTGATTGCAGCGTCGGCAGCATCTTTGGTTGCCTGTGCAGCGTTATCAGCCTCGACAGCCATGCCTTTGTATTTGTCAGCGAACGTTGCCTGCTCCAAGCCGAGGCCGGAACTTGCCGCCAGCACGCCGCCCGACAAGGGATTCGTGATCTCAAACGTGAACGCATTGTTCAGCCCGTCGATGATCGAGTTCACGCCACCCTGAATCTTGCCCATCAGGTTCGCGAAGCCAGACATGACGTTTGCCCACAGGCTTTGGAACAGACCTTTGATGCGGCCAGTCACGCCATCATAGACGCTGGCAAGCGCACTGCCGCCCTCCATGAGCCAGCCGAGAGCAGCACGTCCAACTTCACCCGCGATGGTGAATGCCGATCCGATCCCGCCAACGGAATCCGACCAGTTCAAGAACTGATACACAGCCTCGCCTGCTAGAACGACAATGGCGCCGATACCCGTCGAGACAAGCGAGGCTCTGAGAATGCGCAGGGCACGGGACACGGACAGCGTAGCAACTGCCGCTGCGGCCATACCAGCGACGTAGTAAGTTCCCCATGCGACAGCGGCAGTCGATGCGTAGGTTGCGATACGTCCGATATTCTCGATCAACGGCGTGATCGCTGACATCATCGCCCCGAACGTCTGTGCCGCAATCGGGATCAGTGCGCCCATGAACTGCCCGGCACTCGCAAAGGCATTTCTCAGCCCCTCTGCGCCGCCCAGCATCTCAAGGACTTTTGCGGTCCCTGCTTCCAGTTGTGGCGCGAACTGGCTGATGAAGATGTTGCCCAGACCACCGAGAACACCCTTGATCCGGTCTAGGTTCAGCGAGAAGGCATAGAGTGAACTGCTAGTTTCCTTCGACAGGATTTGTCCGGTTTGCTGTGCGAAGTCTCTGATCTTCTTGTATTCAGCCCCGCCCTTTTGCAGCATAGGGATGAGCCAGGTCATGTCGGACGCGATGCCTTCCCAGAGGAACGATTGCTCTTCCAAGGAAAGGTTCTGTGCGTCCATAGCAGCCTGAATCGCGAACATGCGATCTTCTGTCGGCATCGCCATGAGGTCTTCAATTTTGATACCTTCGGCCTTGCCAACGGTTTCCATGAAGTCCTTGAAGCCGCCGCCGCCTGTCATGGCATACTCGGCAAGCTTCTCGTTCATGTCCTTGATCTTGTCGCCAAGCTGTTCAGAGGTCATCCCGACTTCTTGAGCGGCAATCGACATCGCCTGATACGCTTCGGTGCCGACATTCAGTCGCTTGCCGATTGTCTCGATCTCTTTTGCCTTAGTCGAAACTTTCGATATGCCAAGGAGGATGCCCGCAAATGCTGTGGCAGCGGCAGCAGCGACCGCCACCATCGCCGCTTTCATCGCAGTTGCCAGTCCCGACAGAATAGGTTTCAGATCATTAAGAGCGCCCTTGAGACCGAAGACTTCTGCCTTCGCCTTCTTTACGCCTTTCGCAAAGGCAGCAGTCCCCATCGAAAGGTTTGCGCGAAGTGAACGAACGACTGACATATGAAAATCCTTTGACTAGTTATCGTTATTTAAAAATGCCAAAGGAAAAGCCCCGTCATTGCGGGGCTTCTAGTTTCTTCAAATGATCTGAGAAGTTGAGTATCGCAGCAATCACTTCCATCTCACGTTGTTCTTGCGTCTTTGGCTTCTTTTGGGTCTTTTGTAGACTTTTAAGAACTTTTTCGAGTTTCGGCATCTTGCCCATGCCACACCAGTTGCCGATATACCAAGCGTGAGTTAGCTCATCGATCTTCTTGAGCCTAACTCGCTCTTGTGCAGCTTTGATGTGGAAACCGAACTGTCTAGGGGTTAGCTTCCAGAAGATATCTTCGGTTCCACAATCATAAGCAAGGAAATCGATCAGGGCATCCTCAATCGTGTAGCGGCTTACTTCTTCGCCGCTTTTGTTTTCACGTTTTTTGATTCCCCACCCTCCGCAACATCAGATGCGGCGGCAAGAACATCATACAGGACGCTCTGGTTTTCAGACAGCAGATCACCAGCGTCTTCTATCGTTACTTCCGGATTGTGGCGCTTCAATACGCTATACAGAATTGCTCGAAGGTCAGTGACGCGGGCTTTTCCACCTTCGAACGCTTCTATAACTTCAAATGCACTTTTGCCAGAAACTTCCTCTAGGGTCGCAAGTGCGTTGAAGTCTAGAACCGCCACCATACCATTATCTAGGGTGACTTCACCTCTGAATCGATTTGCCATTATTTTTCTCCTGTTTGTTATTGTTGATTAGACTTTGCTGCTGACACGGAATGTCATAACCGCAGTCATCTTGTCGTCAATCGTCGTGGTGCGTTCGTAACCCTTAACGAAGCCAGTCCAAGTTTCTGTTAGCAAGAAGGTGTTCGCAGTAGAGCCTTTGCCGATCTCAAACTTGATGTTCACAGTCTCACCGGATGCTTTGTAACCGGAAATCAGCGTGTCGGTAGGACTTCCGGGAACCCAGTTCATTTCAACCGAAACTTCACCAGCATCACTTAGACCGGAGATGAACTCACGTGTTCTGTTCGGAGAACCGAAATGAGTAACATCAATTTCTTCAGTTTCAGGGTTCGGAAGATCCATCGAATTCACGCCGACCAACTGAACATAGCTGTTGGCAGTCGCCGGAACCGGCGAGATGGATACTTTCGATTCAATTCCTATCATACCAACTGTAGCCATAGGATAATTCCTTCTGTGTTTGAATTTTCTATATTTAAAGGGCGATCAGATTATTTATGAAAGACGAATGCGCGAACGGTATAGCGATGCAGCGCATCTGGAACGCTGGTTTCAGTTGCGTGTTCGATCGTCTGAATAACGATGCTTTCGATAAACTCGCCGCCTGAATATTCTGAAAGCAGAACACGCAACGCTTCTTTGATCGTTCGTGCCGACTGATAATCCTTCGCCCAGACATCAATCTGAACATCTTGCTTTCGGAAACCATTCAGCCCGCTATACATGTAGTCGGCGGGTTCACTCAGCGGATAGATCGTGACCAGTGGATATGAACCGTTTAGGCTCCAGCCGATATTTACATCACCGATATTTGGTATGGTTTTTATCAGCGCACGAAGTTCGATTTCATAGCTCATGTGTTCCCTGCCTTCTTCGCGGCTCGCTTCTGCGCACGAACGTATGTCTTTTCGATTTCGGTCATGACGGTTTCGCCAAGATCATTGACGACCTCTTCAGCGGTGCTATCGAATGCTTCGGACAAGAACGGATTGGGCGGCATTTCACCGACATACTGCCCGGTGCTGTTCTTGAATCGTGGGCCTGTTCCGAACTCGACCAAGTGAGCGTGAGGCGCAGTTGTTCTGACATAGACGCCAACGCCGTTTTTGATCTGCGTGGGACGTGCGCTGTCAGTGACCTTGCGGCTGATGATGATGCTTTCTTTCAGGTTGCCTGTCGGACCTTCTGGAGCCTTCGCCTTGGCAGCATCTAGGATCGGCTTCGCTGCCTTGTTCATTGCTCGTTGAAGCGCACCCTTGCCCGTGCCTTTTGTTGACATCTCGATCAGCGCATCAAGTGCGGCTTCGATCTCATCAAAACCTTCCAACTTCACGCCGTTGCTGGCCATCACGTGCCCTCCGAAGCAAGGCCGCACGTCACTTCTAAAAATGTTTCGTTTTTGAGTGCAGGCTTGATGCCAACGACCGAATATGTCTTGCCGTCAAAGCGGACACGCCAGTTGTGGTCGATTGCGGTCTGTCTGATCGTGAAACGAACTTGAGCGTCAACGGACACGGCACCAGCGCGATATTTCTCCATATCGGAAACGAAATATACGTGCGCCCAAACGAAACGTCTTTCGGTGTATTCGGTCTTCTCCTGATACCCATCATCAATGATAGTTGGGATTAGAAGCTCGATCCTCTTGTTGAGATTGCCCGCCGTGATCATTGATCAACATTCCCTGTCAGCACGAATGCGCTTGATGAATCGGGAGTGACAATACCAATGCCAGCACCAACTGGACGCAGTTGATTGATCAACATTCTTGCGCCGAACGGGATTTGTTGCAGGTTCTGTTCAGTGACAGCTTCTCGGTTCTGATACCAATGGCCAATGATCAACAGACATGCGTGATCGTAGCGACGAGGGGCATCTTCATCGTTCGTTATTTGAGTCAGAGCGGATACATATTCTGTTGCGGCTTCGATTAGATAGGCAACATAATCTTCATCCGCATCACCATCCAAGCGGAGATGTTCATTTACGAGGTCTTGGGTGATCATCACTTGTTCTCCATCGTCTTGATGGCTTTGTTTCGATGCGCTTTGACGATTGCTTTGTTGTCGATCAGCCCAAGCGACTTTGCTATGCTTACGACTTCTTCTGGACATGCGCTGCCAGCAGGGAGAAGAGTCGGATAGACTTCACCGGGCAGGACAACATTGAATTCGGATTTGAGTATCGCCATTTCTTCACCTCTTTCTTCTTATTTAGTGAGATGTGGAAAAACCCCGCCATTTCTGACGGGGTTTCAAGTTCGATCGGCCGGAGAAACACCCTCGAACTATTAGGAAGCTGCGATAACCAGAGCTTTCAATGCTGCGCCGTCTTTGACGATGCCACCAACGCGCTTACGAGCTTCATATTCAACCAGACCCGAGGTCTTGTAAGGGTTAACCAGCATCGAGATCATAGTGCGATCTGCGATCAGATAACCTCTGTTGAAGTCACCGAACACGATAGGCTTCGCGTTTGCAGCGATGTCAGGCATGTTCTCGTCGGTCACAACGCGATAGCCCAACAGGGTCGAAGCAACACCAGCGGCCAGCGAAGGCTGATAGATGAAGTTGCCGGTCGAGTCCTTGACCTTCACAAGTGCAGCCAGCGTGGCGCTGTTCATCAGGAAAGTGCCGTTCGCGCGATAGCCGCCTTTGACAGCAACAACCAGATCGATCAGCTTGGCGAACGGGTCGGAGCCAAGTGTCGAGGCATTGCCAGAAGCAAGGGTCGAAACTGCGGTGCCGTTCAGCAGACCAGTCGGCTTGTTCGTGCCGTTGCCGCTGATGAATGCCGCGCCTTCAGCTTGAGCGAAGGATTCACCAAGCTCGGTCGTCAGCCAACCAGCAACATCATAGAACACGTCTTCAAGAGCTTGGTTCGACACCTGAGCACGAGCAGCGATCTCGCCGAACGTCGGCTTGATTTCTGCGATGGTTGGGGTTGCCGTCACTGCACGAGTGGTCAGATCACCAACCCATTCGAAGCCAGCGCCACCGAGAGAAAGGATTTCTTTGTAATCGCTGGTTCCGACAGTCACAACGCGAGCAAGCGAACGCATCGGGCTGAAGTCTTTCGCGATAGATACGATGTCACTGCCCATCTGCGACGGAACAGCGAATGCACCATTAGCACCAGTCGTTACGTCAATGCCCTTTTTCGAAAGTGCTTCATAAGCGGATTTCTTGGCGTAGTCTTGCGGATTGCGCAGGAAATCGACAAAAGCAGCTTTCAGTTCGTCTGCCTTCTCGCTGCCTTTGACTAGGCCAGGACGATTTGCAGCGGTTTCAATCGCGGAAAGACGCGCTTCAAGAGCGGACTTTTGCGACAGAACATCAGCAAGTCTAGCTTCCATGTTTGCGACAGTGGTTTTGTCGGCTTTTTCCTCGCGGATGGCAGTAGTCAGTCTATTGCCTTCTTCAACGAGAGATTTGATTTCGGTAATATCCATTCTTCGAATACCTTTGTCTTTGCAAAAATTGCGTTCTGTTTATATTTAGTGAACTAGCGGATTCTTTGTTTTAGAAGATCGGCAAGTTCTTGAAGCTCGTTACCAACCGAAGCATCCCGCTCAGTTTGCAAAGCCTTGTAGCCCCCTGAAATGAGAGCCTTCGAAACGCTTCTTGAAAGTCCTGCATCCCGCAAGATTGCTTCAATTTCACGTTCCGACATTTCCGCTGCTTTCACAGCCGTAACCACTGCCTGCGAATTGGCAGGAACGGTCACAATACTTATTTCGTAAAGATCAACTTCTTTAAGCAAACGAACGCCCTTAGCGTCGTATTCGAAATCGGTAACTCTGTAGCCAATAGAAAAGCTATCGACTGCGCCCATCTTTACAAGCTCACGCACTTCTTGAGCCTTTGGCGTGTTGGCAAAGCGTCCGACCACTTTCAGACCTTTTTCGTCTTCCGTGACGGATTCCCACTTGCCAATTACTTGGTTGAAATCGTGGTTCCAGAGCATACGAACAGGCAGCTTTGCCAACGACTTGACGAATGCGCCAGCAACGACAACATCATTTGCATGATCAGCGTTGCCGAATGTTGATCCGTATCCCTCGATGACATTTGCATCTTCTTCGGATGCTTTCACTTCAAAATTGACGAGTAGTTTCTTTTCCATCGTGTTACCCACTAGCTTTTTCCTTATTTAGTGGGTTGTTGAATTTTCTTTTGATGGATCAGAAACACCGATAAGCCTAGAAACAGCAACCAGATCGGCCATATGGACGATGATACGATGAATGCGCCGAACATGACGGAAAGCCAATCTTCGGCAGAATCTTCAACCGTTCCGCCGCTGACCAGAACGTCGATCATTTCTTTTCCAAGATAGATCAGACCAACTATCGTCGTGGATGAAACGCCAAGCATCAATGCTGCGCCTAGGACAGAATGCCACACAGACTGCGCTGCTCTATCGTATGGCGTTGCCGATGCGGGTGTTGGCGAGAAGAATTCGATGAGCATGGATCGGAATAGATTCATTAGCTCACCTCGCGAATACGTTTCAGCAGGTTTGCGCGGGCGATTGCGATTGCTTCATCTGAACCTGCGCCGAGCGTGACGCCGAGGACATCACCCATCTGACCGACGAACAGACCACCAGTTCCAGTTCCCCGGCCTAGTCGATCTAGGAGGAAGTCTGCCCAAGGCCCGTTAGCGTTTGCGCCAATCGTCCCTCGTTGGGTTCCGTCAATGTAGAACCGCCAACTGTGCGGGAGCATCTGGGCTTCAAACAGGTGCAACCCCTCGCCCGGCATCTGCCATCTGCTTGTGTTGACGACTTGACCGTTTCTTGATGGTCGGATCAGCCAGCCTGACGTGTTCATGTTCGTCACGATTTCGGTCGTGGCCGAACCAAACAAACGCATTCCGTGAACAAGGTCACTCGTGGTCATGATCCACATGAAGTGGACGTTCATGATATCTGCCGCGTTCGCCAGCTGGCCGTATGTCGTGCTTGCGTCGAATGTCAGCGTCTTGTTGGCGTTCAGGACGAGCGGCGTTCCGACGATGCTGCAATCGAAGACCGGCCCTGCACCGCCAGCGTTGGTGATCCCTGTGACCTGCCCAGAGCCGTTCAGAACTGCGCTGTCCGTTGACAGGTGGATCGCTACCCTGCCCTCCCCAACCCCGTAGAGGCTGCTCAGAGGCGGTATATTCTGACCCCATAGCGGTCTAGGCAGGGTCCATGAGGTCGCGCCGCCATCAAAGCTGAAAGGGTCAGTGACACGCCAAACCGTCCAGCCAGATAGATCTTGGTTGAACGATGCTGCGCTGTCGAACATGTAGCTGAAGTCAGTCACCTTGGACACGTCCCAACCGGAGATGTCTTGGTTGAACGTAGAACATTCGTTGAAACAAAACGATAGATTGGTGATACCCGATGGGATCACATCTGGGACGCTGACGAGCTTCGGTGAATCTTCGAACGACAGCCAGTTCCCGGCATTTGCAGACGGAAGTTTGGCAACCCTGACCAGACCTTGACCAGCATAAGTGTTCTTGATGTCGCCAGTCGCAGGAAGATGCTTAGCAGTGACCACGTATGTTCCGGGCTGCGAATAGGTCTTGAAACCACCGCTCGTGCTGTCACCTTCGGGAAGATCAACTATGTTTCCGTCGCCCCAGTCGATGTATTGAAAGCCCTGCCACGAATCTAACCAAAGATCATACGTCCCATTCATCTGCGCTTCGACAATTAGAACAGCCGTGTCCGTGCCATACACTGCATTCCATATTGCTTCGCCTTGATGCAGCATGACGGCGACTGGTTTGCCGCTCATGGCAAGCGCATCGTATTCGGCAAGATCAAACGCAGCCATTATTGCGGTTCACGCGAGAAGACGATAGCCGTAGGATTAGCCGTCGAAAATGCAGATGCTTCGGCAAAGGTGTCGAACACTTGAACGACTGGTGCGGGGCCGACCGGTCCTTGTGCTCCATTCGCACCTTGAGCAGCGGTCAAGAAGATCGTCCAGTTTTGCGCGTATGTGTCTGGCCCCGGAATACTCGCCCAAGCAGACGTGTGAGCGGTATGCGCAATGAACAGATGCGATGATTTGACGTTATTTATCGTCCAGTTGTAAGTAACGATATCACCCGCTGCATAAGCGGTTGCGTTCGACCATACTCCACGAAACGACTGATAAATCGTTCCTTGCGGCCCTTGTTCGCCTCGCATAATTGCAGGCATGTTGGCGACTTCAACCTCCTCAGCACCACTGAAATATGCAACTTTCATTGATCAAACTCCCGTGGCAGTGATTGTTTTCACAATCGTGAACTTGAACACGCCGTCGCCCGGAAGAATGATCGTGTCGTAACCTTTAGTGATGCGGATATCCATTTCAGCCGGACCCAAACGCAGATCGTCCGTGTCTGCCGTGATCATGATTTCACGATCCTCGACATTAGCCGTTATTGCGGTTGGTGTGCGATTGTTGCCTTGCCCTATTTCCGCTTCGATGAAGTCATACGGATAAAAAGCATTCCATTCATCATCGGTGAAATCCGAAAGAACCATTCGGAATGTGCTTCCGCGCTTTATCTTGGTAGCCATTACACTTCCTCCTTTTCTGTTTTCGGATTGTCTTCTTCTTGTTTGGAAGCCGCATATCCGCCAATCGGAGGCGTCGTGAATTGCTCTCCTTCAAGTTCATTGCGTCCTAGTTCGCGACGTGCTTCGTTAACCGAAATAATGCCCGGTGAACCGCCAGCGCCCAGAAGCTTCGTCAGATAGTTTGCCTGCTCCAATGCGTTCCCGCGCAGAAGGTCAGCTTCGTCGAAATCGAAGAAGTATCTCGGATCATCGTCCAGCAATGCGCGGTTCAGGGCTTGTTCGATTGCGACGACATGCGGCATCAGGCAGTTGCTCCAATGCTCGCGTCTGGTCATGTCGGCAGATGCATATGTCTTCGTGCCAGCAACGAACAGATAGCTCGGGTCAACGCGGAAGAAGCGAGCCACCTCACGAATTTGGAAGTCCCTGTTCTCCATGAACTGAGCGTCGGCAAAGCTCATCGCCATCGAGGAATACTTCACCGAGACCGGAAGGACTGCGACACCGCCTTTGCCAGTGGGTCCGTAGGTTGCATCCCACGAAGCCTTGAGGTTTGCCATCTTGTCGTTGTCCAAGTCCTGCTCGGCATCAAGCGACACGACGCCGCTCGGTCTGCCGTTGTTAGCCGACAGGGCAAGTTGTTGCTTCTCAAGCCCCACGATGATCGTCATAGCTTGATGCGCCACTTGACTGACGCCAATCCCCGAATAGCCGTCGACGGATACCGGGCCACGGACGAACAGCGTGTCTTTCTGAGGGAAAACTTGCTGGTGCCCGTTCGCATAGCTGACACGATACTGAACGGTGCTGTCTGCAAGCTGCTCTTGAACCCATGCGCCCATCGGAACAGGCAGGATTTCTTTGATTGTTCCGGCACCATCACGCACGAGGATGCACAATGCGCCTTTGCCAAGCGCGGCATGACCGACGATTGTTCTCACGAACTCGGTCGCGGTCTGCCAACTGTTAGGTCTGGCCGAAAGCAGTCGATGATATGGGTGATCGTATGCGACAGTGACACGCTCGATCCCGTTCACCATCTCACGTTTCATGAGACGAACAGGGAGCTTTCCAACGTCATCCGTGATAACTCGGACGCAGCCAAACACTGCTGAGATGGAAAGCTCTTCTTCAACACTCTTTGGCCCCGAAACTGAAGAACCAGAACCAAATGCCCAACTGAATGCTCTGTCGGATGTGCGACGAACAACGTCTGTCTTATCCGTTTTGAAGAAATTGAAAAACGCCATAGGGAAATCCTCTTTCCCTTATTTAGCGACCTGCTGAAATTCTCTTTTCAGGCTTCCTCGGAACAGCACGGCCACGGCGTCTATCAACTGCGGCTTGCGAGTTCTCTTGTTGGGTAACGCAACGAAGATTTGAAATTCTGTTGTTGAGTCTATCACCGTCGATGTGATCAATGACCATATCTTCCGGTGGCCATTCCCCGGTATGGATAGCCCAAACGACGCGATGCTTGAGGTATTGAACGCGATCAATGATGCCACACGCATAACCAGCCGATTGAACTGCGGTGAATGCCTCGCTGTTCGCCTTCCCTCTTTGGATTGCACGCCCTCTGTCGCTCTTGAAATGATAAGCCGGACGAAGCTTCCACGACAACCTGCCGGTCTCCGGGTCATAGTCTAGTGCTTCTTGTAGATAGCTCACCGGGCATTGATATTTTCTTTTGAGAAAAGCCATAATCCTAATCCTGTTTGCGAGACCACTCGTTATTGTTGGTCTTCACATTTATTTAAACAGAACAGGATTTTTTGACTTCGTGACTATCAGGATAGGATCATTAGGTTGCCATCCCAATTCGACGTCTTCTTTTTCAACGGTTCAAGCAGGATTCCGGATGCCATTGTCAAAGCAATCGTTCCGTCGATCCGCGACGTGCGCGACTTCTTTATGATCCTGCGTTGCTCTCGGGTGTTTTCCTCGATAACAGCATTGCCCATACAGAAGTTCATGACGGGATTATCGGAATGCTTTATCTTTCCGTTGACAATGAGACCTTCCAATGTCGCGACTGCGGGTGACATATGGTTGAACGACTGACCGAAGCGGAAAAATGTTTCGTCGATCATCTTCTGCTTATGTCCATTACGGATCATCGCGTTATAGAATTGGTTCCAGCGATAGTGGTCGTAAGCAATGCGTTGGAAATCGCATTCTTGCATAACGTCATCTAGCCATCTGGCAATGTAGTCGTAGTCGATAACCTTGCCGGGAACTGTGTTCAGGTAGCCTGCATCTCGCCAGATATCGTAGGGAACGCGATCTTCTTTGGCTCTTTCACGAAGGCCGTGTTCCGGAAGCCAGAACTTTGCATCGACGTTCCAGACATCGCTGTCGTCCTGCCACATCCATACAAACGACGAGAGGTCAGTCGTCTCGGACAAATCGAGGCCAGCGAACACTTTCTTGCCCTTCCATGAGCCGACATCACCTGCCAGGTCTTGCCAGATCGCACGGCTGATAAACGGCGACTGAACCTCGATGCGCTGGTTGAGGTTGAAGTTGCGATATGAGGCTTCCTGAGACGGCATGACCTTGGCTTTGTCTGCCTCACCCAACATGTACTTTTTGCTCTGGAACAAACCGTAGGCCGGGTTCGAAATCTTGATTGCTTCTTCGCTGAATGGGTCCATCTCGATTGGAGCCGAGTGCAGATGGCACACCACGTCCTTACGCTCCGGTGCCCTGTCGATGAGCTGCGACAGGAGATCTGCGTCAGTGGCGGCTTGCGTGGAGATGACAAGAGACAGGGGATTATCCCACGCCCCCATGCCAGACTCGACTGAATCGAACAGCGCATCCTGTGGGCCTCGAACCGCACCAAGTTCGTCGTGGATTGCGAAAGCTGGCGACAGACCGAGGGCCGTTGTCGCGTCTTTGGACAGGGCCGTGAACACGGTTCCGAGGGCATCGCAGCGGAGCGTCTTTGCACCGGCAATGATGTGGACATATGGCCGAAGCGTGGGTGAGAATAGGACGCACTTGGAGGCAAGCTCAAACACGACAGCGGCCTGCTTCCTCGACCTCGCAGCACTGTAGAGTTCGGAATTTGGTTTCGCCTCCGGTCCGACGAGATGCAGCAGGATCAGGAATGCGATGAGGGCAGACTTCCCGTTCTTGCGTCCAACGGAGAAGATGCCGGTTCGTGTGCCAAACGGATTGTTGTAAACGTCGAGGATGAAGTCTCGTTGAAAGCGATGCATCTTGACCGGCTGACCAACACCAAAGTCTCCAGATGGAACACGGCAATGCTTCTCGATCCACCGGATGTTGCGTTCACCACGAGTGATCTGTTCGCCATCCCATTCGACGAGTGGCAATGGTTGCATATCCATGTCAGTCACCATTGAACTGACTGTAGAAGTCCGGATCGGTAAGCATCGAATACTGAGATTCCGGGATGCCGATCTCCCGGAACATATCTATCGCGAATAGTCTTGCTTCTTCGTATGTCTTGAAATGTCGCTGAACTCGCTTGTGCGCCTGACGATTAAGCTGAACTTTGTAGTAGACACTTCCGCTAATCGTCGCCTTCGTTATGCCACGGCCATATTTTCTATGATGCTCTCCCATAATTAAGATTTCCACGGGGCGTTTGATTGCTTAGCATCCGTCTTCTTTGTTTCGACAGATCGCAATGATTGGTTCGTGATACGCAATGCTCTTGCACATGCCGCGATTGCTCGTGTTTCACGATCAACCATTTTCAAGATTTGATCGAGTTGCTTAAGGGGAAGTGGATCGAGCGGATCAACCGTGACCATCTCTTCATCGAGTGCCGCAAGCATTCCATTGAGCTTGTCGCGGTTCGTGACGTGGATGCAGTAGGAGACGAGTTGGGGATAGCTCTCTGCTGTGATCCAGTCGGGAGCGACACTCATCAGAACTGTATCCCAGACCTTGGCCTGTTCATCACTTAGGGTATCAGGTGCGGGAGTGATATCATCCTTGCTGAATATCGCCTTCGGGATTTGCTTTTGGAGTTGGGTTGGCTTAGCCATGTCATTGCCTCTTTCTTTCTATTTAAGGAAGAGAGTGCAATTTGGAAATTCTGTTGAAATAAAAACTCCGTTTTTGGGGCGGCGGTCTAGCTAGAGAACTGTCAAATGTTTTGACACCCCCTACCCTATTTCACGAAGCCATTTCACCCAATGAAACCAATCATCTTCGCGTTTTCGGTCGACCGCCATCATCAGAAGTCAATATCATTTAGTCGTCGCAACGCGGTTCTTTCATGTTCATATCGGCACCAATCACACACCCTCAACATAATTGCTGAGACGTGCGCGTTCCTTATTGCGCATTGAGTGTGGTCGATGCCTTATCACCTCGACGATCAACCGCAGCAGGCCCGACATGAAACCAAGCACCATCAATAAACAGTACATCATCTACGGCGTAATCTTTGCATTTTGTGTCTGGGCCTTAAACCTATGGCTTGCACTACCTGAGACATGGAATGACGCCGAGCGCGGAACGTTCGGCGACACATTTGGTATGGTCAACTCGATCTTCTCGGGTCTGGCATTCATCGGTGTTGTGTGGAGCGTAAGCACCCAACGCGAGGAACTTGAGATTGCTCGCAAGGAGATGAAGGCGACACAAACGATATTGGACAAACAAGAGGATAATATCAAAGAGCAGAAAGAAGCTACCAAACTTCAGTCGTTCGAGACAACATTCTTCCAGCTATTCAAACTCCTCACCGACATAACGTCGTCGATGAACTATACATACGGACAACGCAATGAGCACGGCAAGGAAGTCATAGAACGTTTCCGTAAGATAATTGAAGATCGATATATGAAAGAAGCGGGCAGGGAAAAAACTGGCTTAGACGGCGAGAGGGTCTATTTGCCTCTTGAAGGTGATCCTGACAAAGAGGCGTTGCGATCGGCATACAAAGGATTCTACGATAAGTACGGCGACGATATTGGCCATTACTACCGCAGCCTATATACCGTGATCAACTTCATCGACAGAGCCGACATCGATCAAGACAAAAAGTGGTTCTACACAAAGCTAGTGCGAGCGCAACTGACATCCGGGGAGTCGGCATTGCTCTTGGCCAACTACCTTGTAGGGCATACCACGCCGCAGTTCGATCAGTTGCTAGAAAAATACGGCATGATCAAAAACGCTAGTGACATCGACCTGTTGACTAAGGACTTCCGAAAGCTTGCCCAGCCAGCGGTGTTTGGTAAGCAGTACGTGCGAAAGTCTATCATCGATAATCTTGCGGCGCAGAAGAATGATTGATTTAGCAAAGAAGCTTTGGGGTCTACTCAGAGGATCAAACCCCGACACCTACTGGGCGATGTGGGCACTTATAATATCGTTTGAACTATGGGTGCTGAACTACTGGGTAGGCATGTATCTCTCTCTATTTGATAAGGAAGGCGTCACACATGGCACGTTCGGGGACATGTTCGGTGCCGCAAACTCTATCTTTTCCGCCTTTGCTGTTATCGGTGTTGCTTACAGTGTTGCAATGCAACGCAAGGAACTATCGCTGACGAGAGAGGATCGAGACGACACCAGATCCATCCTTAAAGACCAGCAAGACAATTTGAAACGGCAACGGTTCGAGACAACGTTCTTCAACTTGTTTGCCGCGTTCAATGCAATTGCCGATGCAATGGATATCTCATACGCGCGGCCAAAATATGATACGACGAAAGAGCTAATGGAACTGACGGACGAGCAGGTCTTAAGCCTAGTTCCTGACACAAAGGTGGTCGTGTCCGCAAAGGGTCGTGGTGCGTTTGAGGAACTGCTCATACGTCTCGGGATGTTCTTTAGGTCCCACGAAACCAACAGCATGAAACGCGATTTGGGTGACAGCACAGGTGATGGATTTGAAGACGCGCTAAGACCGCCAACTGATATCTACCAGAGAGCATATCGTGCTTTCTTCAAGGAACAGGGTGACGAGGTTGGACGATACTTCCGCAGTCTTTATACCATCCTCAATTTCATCGATACTGGACTAAACCCAGACAAGGACGCTGATGAAGAGAAGATTCAAGAGATTGAGGAACAGAAGAAGTTCTACTTCAAGCTTCTTCGTGCTCAGTTGTCGCAACATGAATCGACATTCCTCGCGTTGAACTATGTTTCGCCGTTCACTACCGACAAGTTCAATGATCTCGTTGTTGAGTATGGCATGGCAAAGAATGCGGATCGCAACAATGCACTGCTCGAACGGATGCGGGGTGAACTGCCCGACGGGATGTTCGGTCAGACATACCTTCGTAGCTTGCGCGTAGACAGCAACTCACCGCCGGGGCTACTCACGGACCCAGAAGACCTGTAGCAGCGTCCTACGGGGTGCTGTGCGGCTCTGTGGCTATGCTTGCTGACATGGCAAAGCCCCTGATCGGTTAGACCAAGGGCTTGTTCAAATCAGGAGTTGTCACAGACGCATTGTCTGTCTGCTCGTTCGCATTGAATGACCTTTATCGTTTCATCACGCACCGCGATACGAATACCCGACTGATCTTTGTCTGATGGTCGCCAAGGCTTCATTCTTCGCTCCGTTGTTCTTCCGTTTTATTGCGGACTCGATCTATTTGGTTGGGAGAGAACAAAAATCCGATGAACATTGAAAAGTCCCACGTTGTTCGCGGGACTTAATGGTTATTGCTCGATGCTTATTACTCTTCGAGGACTTTGATTATATCATCGATTGCGTTATTGAGATCTACGCGAAGAGTATCATAACCCACCTTGGTCAACGGATACTTGTCGCGTGAAAGAACTACGGCAGAGAATTCGCTAAGTGCTCGTGCCTCGACAGCTTTCAACATCCGAGTTGGCTCTGATCTATCGATCTTTCTATGCTGCCCAAACTTAATACGGCGAGCCGCTTCTTCAGCAACGAACGCGGTCGCGTCGAAACAAGGATCATCAATCATTGACTTCGACACATTGACTTCAATTATGTGCACCTCCTTATCTTGTTCAGGGTGATTTTCGCAGAAGTGATATGACGCGTCGCCGTCGTGTCCATGTATCGAGCTGCTGAAACTCGCTACAGAATCGCCCAACAGTCGCTTGACCTTGCCATGTTCAACTTTCATTTCGTTCTCTCCGTTTATCATCCGTTTTATTGCGGACTCGATCTATTTAGTTGGGAGAGAGGAAACGGATTCGATTCACATCTTGAAGTCTTTGGCGACAAGATTGTCAGTCGGAATATCATAGGTGAACGTTGCGACCCAAGGCTTGCGGAGAGTTGCGCCGAATCCGTTCGTCCCCTCCATCCAGCCGGAAATCCACATCTCACATTCGTTCTTCTCTGGATTGTTCTTTGACCATGCGGATTGCGTGTCTGGCGACGTGAGTTTGCTGAACTGCACTGCGGCAGGGTTGTTCGCCGTTTGTGTCAAGGTGTCCGTCACGATCATGTAGGCGACGTGCATATGATCGCCGCATGATGGTTGTGCGGCAACAACTGGTTCGGCTTTTGCGACTGTGCTTTCATCTCCCCCACTGAACACCAGATACGCGATACCCCATACGGGCGCGAATAAAATAGCAGTTTTGATTAGAGCTTTCAGTTCGTTCTTCGTATCGCTTTCCATATCGTCACTCTCCTGTTTAGGTTCCTATAGTGCGCATATTAACATTCGTTTTCAAAGGACAAGCACTAACCAATACTTTTTCTACTTCGGTCAAACATCATCGAAATAGATGGTTCCAGCCGCATTTCGTCTTTGGATATATGATTGCCAATCTTCAAGACGATCACCATCAAACGGCCATCCAGTCTTTGGATCAATCCGGTCGAAGAATGGTTTGTTGATATCAAACCTCGGAGACTTCTCACGATTGGACTTCTCATAGTGGCAGGTGCCGGGATCATATATCGAGCCGCAGAGCGCCCAAAGATTATCAAGTTTGTGATTGCCACCTTGAGCGCGACCGATCAAATGGTCACATTCATCAGCGGGTGTTACTCTTCCGAACAGATAGAAGCATCGCTCGCACAGACCTTTAGACATGCGCATGACGATCTTACGATTTCGATTATACTCGGGCGTCACGTGCAGTAGCCGATGACAAAGAGTGCTAGCCACATTGCACAAAGAATGGCCGAGTAGGTTTGCTCGGAGGTCATTCTTCGCCTCCCTTCCATTCCATGATGGACGCATAGTATTTCTTCACCCATAAGGCGCGAACGAAGCACACGTGATATAGATGTTCGTTCGCCTCTTCATGCGCTTCCCATCGGGCGTCTAGTTGTTCAGCTGTGAAGTATCTTGGTTGATCCACGTCAGTTCTCCTGTTTCTCCATTTCTATTTAAACGAAGGCAAAAAACTGACTGTCACGGATCAATCGTCTTTGTCTTGAGAGCGACGAAGTACTTCGTCCACGAGTTGCTGGGAAAGGTTTACAACGTATCGTTCACCATCGCCGGAGACGTACTCTCTGGTGGGACGCGAATTCGAAATCGGTGAAGCCATGCGACTTTGTTGCAATAGTTTGCTTATCGCATCTAGGTGATCAATGACTCTAGTGAGATTGTCATACGATCCGATCAATCCCATGAAGTCATTCTCATGCGGCAGGTTCAGAACCAGACCATTGCCAAAGTCGTATGTGATTTTTGTGCTTAGCATTCATCTTCTCCGTTGTTTCGGCCCGCTTCTTTGCGGACTCGTTCTATTTAAACGGAGGCAGGATTCTGGCGGCCTTGATGTCCGTGCCGGATCAAACCTAATTTCATAATGCATTGAAATCATTGGCTTTATCTAGCTGTTTGATTTCGACTAAACCGTTGAAATCAATGAGGAATCCCAAATCAGCGGATTCTTCCTGTGTCTTTACCCTACTCCGGGCAAATCGGTGCGTTTTCGACGATCCTGACCCGATATGGCAGTCTCACACGACCGATGATTTCCATTTCGTTTTGAACTTCTAGGATCAGCTGATGAGGGATCTTCAACAGCATACGGTATGCGATACGCTTTTCGTCATCTGCTAATCCTAGCAGTTCGAGGATGTGCAGTTCCGTCTGGCCGATGTAGATCATTTGATCGATAACCCACTTTCTGGTTGTCGCTTTCCTGTAGCCGTTGCAGTAGCGAATACGTTCGGCGATGCCTTGTGCGTTCAGCGGAAGTTGTGTTGCGAATGCGATGTCACGAGTTCTTGGTGGTATGCCATATGCTTGTTCAACGGCGTTGTAGTCCGCGCGGGAAATAATGAATGTTCGCATGTGTTGATGATACCGTTGCTGGGGTTCGCTGAATTTAGCGATGAACAACGCCTACTGATCGGTGTTGCTCAAACCACACGGATGCAGGCTTTGTGCTGCACAGGCCCCGGCTGAACCCACAGGGCCACTAAATATAACGCAGGTCAGTTGACCCCGAGGATATGTGATTAATCCACGGTGACGAAAGATGCGGAGCAGTAACCCCCTCCAAAGCCCTTAAACGCGGGTCAAGCAACGGTTAGGAATGATCAGGAACTAGCACTCCTGATGACCCGATTGGTGGTCGAAAGACCTACTGATATAAGGTTATGGCCGAGCTTCAGATCCCCGGCCGAAGTCGAAAAGCTGACTTCTAGTCTTATGTTGGACTTTGTCTCGCGAAGAGCGACTGCAGCACTGGAATTGATCACGTTCCCTCATAGCTGCGCCTGTTTTGAACCAGCAAGCGACTGCTTAGCTGGTTAGAAGCACGTCAGATTGCTCATGCTCTTCGCGAGACGGGGGTCTTCTGGCTTAACAAACAAGGCTTAGAAAAACAAAGGCTACGCAGTAGGTTTAGAAGAAGAAAGAAAAACACACGGAACGGCAGTGAGCGAAGCGAGCGTTTAAAGCACTCGAATAGAAGTAGAACATAAAGCTACGGAACGGCAGTGAGCGAAGCGAGCGTTGAACATATTGTTGTTTACGCTCGCTTCGCTCACTTCACTTCGGTTGATGTTCACTTCGTTCGTCTAGACGGAAAAGATTATACTCACTTCACTTCGATTGATCTTCAACGAACACTTCACTTCGATTGATCTTCAACGAACACTTCACTTCGATTGAATACTCCGCTCGCTTCGCTCACTGGTGTTCCGTTGCTGGATGAAATCATCTGTCGACTGAAGTGAGCGAAGCGAATGTTAGATCCTTCATCGTGATAAAATTATCTTCCATGACGCTCGCTTCGCTTCGCTGTCGTTCCGACGATGGTTCTATTCCTTGTGACCAATCCGGCTCAAGTGAAGACGAAGTCGAACGGATCAATCGAACTCTGCTTCATGAATGGCCCTCCTAATCTGCACCAAAAAGATTTGACTTATCCACAGGTTTTTTGGTCGAAATGGACCGGAATGGTCCATGAGGCCACTAAATAGATATGAGGTTGGAAACAACCTGTGTCCTGATTGTGGTTCGTATCGAATGATCAGCCGTTGAGTAGCTACTTCGGCTGATCATTTCGACAAACGATACGAAGCAGATGAAAGGAACACATCGAACCCAAAAATCTAGGACTTTTCAAATGAAAAACCATTCAAGAATCAATACTGTCGTATCATCTGCTACGGGCCACATCATTACAACGGCTAGCAGGTTTATCCAGTTCTACAACGCTCCGATCAACCGCGACATGGTTATCGTCGAGCCGTTCAAGTATCTCCCGGATCATCCCAAAGCATACCTGTTCGTCGTGATGCATTTCGCAGACGGCAAGTTCATCTTCGCAACATATCGTGGCAATCCGCGTGACTTTGTTCCGGCTCCGATGCATCAGCGCGTGAACGTCAAAGAGCATGAAGGGTTCAGCTTCAACCCGAAGGATCACCACAACACCCTCTGGAACTATCATGTGACTCAGCGCATCCGTAGCCAGCACTTCATGATCACCAACGGCAATGACAATCATTCCGAACGTCCAGTGTCCGTGACGATCATTCCGTTCACCAAGCGCGATGACCTCGATGCATATGCCGAGAAGTATGCGCTTGATATCGACCTGACGAACAACCTGTCTTGCCTGAACCATCGTTCATACGAGTGGGACCGCAATCGCGCGATATCGGCTGCTGATCGTGAAGATCGCCGCATTCAACGCTTCGTGGACCGCAACAAGGCGAGACGCAAAGCCGACGCTCAGGCCAAGCAGAAGGTCGCGCTCGGTGAGGTCGCAGACGACAAAAACAAGTACATCATCGCCCAGTTCCGCAATGGCGAGTGGCAGACGCACACGGGCACAAAGGCTCAGCTCATGAAGCGGTTCAAGTTTACCGTGGCCGACATCAACACCATCCTGAAAGGCGGTAAGGTGCGCGGCTGGGTCAACGCAGAGATCATCGTCCGTGACGAGTTCATCAAGCGTAGAGCAGGAGGGGCTGAGTGATGCGTTACGTCAGCGCCAAGTATCTCCGCGACGTGTTTCGCCTCGATGACAGCAACCGTCTCGTGTTCCAGACCCGTCCTAGATCGCACTTCACTCCCAAGCCGAAAGGCGACAGGGCTATGGAGATGTTCAACGCAAAATGGGCAGGCATCCACGTCAAGACAGCCTACGATAAGGCTGAGGCGACCGTTGGCGTCGATGGCGTCCAAATGCCGCTGGAGAGAGTCATCTATGCCGTTGCGCACGGTGACTTCGACGGGGAGGTAATCTTCCGTAACGGCAAGCTCAACGACTATCGCCCCGAGAACCTAGTAGCCGTTTCGTTCGAGCAGGCCAAACGATACTGGTCCCAGGTGGTTCTGCCGACAAGAGCCGTTGACGAGCCCCTAGACCTCGACGACTTGAAGTCTCTGATCCAATACAATCCGAACAATGGCCGCTTCTTCTGGAAGCCACGTCATGCCGACTGGTTCGACGGCGACGCAGCTAAGGCTGAAAAGTTCAACCGCACATCCGCCGGTCAAGAATGTTTCCGTTCGCCCGCAAAGCACGGCGGCTTCTACGGCAGCGTGATGAATCGTAAGTTTGCCCGTGAGAAGCTTGTTTGGATGTTCGAAACGGAAAGCATGCCGAACGGTATCATCGTTCATATTGATAGTGATCCGACGAACTGTCGCTTCGAGAACCTGAAAGATGTTCAAGTCGAACTTGCGCCAGAGAACTATCGTATACTGAACGAGGATTTGAAAAAATGAATGCCCTTCAACTAAGAAAGCTGAAAAGTCAGCAAGAGAAGCGAGAGAACAGGGGTCCGCAAGATCAGCATGTGATTGACTATCTTGCCGCAAAGCAGACCGAAAGAATCTACGCCAATCGCGTGACTCTCTCCGCGTCCGAATTGATCGCGTTGCTCCAAGACGCCACAGCATCGTTGACGGTCATCAAATCTGTTCTGCATGGGCATCAAGAGTTGGTCGCGAAGATTTTCGATATCAACGGCAGGAAACTTGTATTGGCATCAAGCGGCGAAGTGTTTGAACCGTTGAACGTAGAAACGAGACGATGCATCAAGCGACTGATCAAAGCATGAAATGAAAAAGCCCGGTCGCGAAACCGGGCTTCGTCGTCGTTGCATAACGATCAGACGATCATTCAGCAGATTTGTCGGCTTCTTCGACTAGGGGAAGTTTCTTTTCACCAGCTTTCCACAACTCAACACGAAGCGCGGAAAGCGCTGTCTCGTTCTTACCTTTTGGACTTTCGTAGACAAAAATCGTTCCATCAGGAAGCTTATACTTCGCGCCCTTGCTGAACTTCAGTCCAAGATTATTCCAGTGTGGGGTTTTGAATGTCGTATGATCATTCGGATCATAGGGCTTGGCGTTGCCAGAGGACTTCCCCTTACGGGATTCCTTCACAACTTCTGACTTCACTTTGATTGAACCATCAGCATACTCGCTGAACACATCCTCAACGGAAACCCCTTTGGCTTCCGCTTCTTGTTTAAACTTTGCGCGCAGTTCCGTATGGCTTTCGTCAACACGCCTCCATTCGGGAAATACATCATATGGAGTGAGATTCTTATCTGCGAGCTCTGCGTCAAACTCTTTTCGAACTTCCGCAAGGGACTTCAAATGAGCCAGAGCTTGTTCAGCCTCGATGATCTTCTGTTGGAGGATGTTGGTCACTTGCGCTTCCTGATCAGGTATGTTTTCGCGAAAATTAGGCTTGGATTGTTCGAGCATGTTATTCTTCATTGATTTTTCTTCGCTGAGTATTTCGCCGGTCATGAATTCTTCCAACGTATCATGCGGTGCATCTCCGAAGAGGAGGTCTTCGATGTTGGACATTTCATTTTGACGATGTGACACGTTCAAGAGATGTTCTTCGCCCTCAGAGCGCACAACGACGTATTGGATATTGCCGGGTTGCGGAGCACCAACGCCAAGCTGGTTGGCCTTGGTCCACGCTTTCTTGAACGTGGTCCGACTTACGACTTCGACTTCGGTTCCATCGTATCTACGAAGGACTACAACGGTATCACGCTTCGCATTGCGATTAGGATCGGCTTTTCGGTTGTATACGTTTGGATCTCGTCTGATCTTTCGTAGCTCGGTCTCTATTTTTGCAAGATCAGAGCGTCCGAGGTCAACCAAACCAAACTCGTTTTCCAGCTCGTCGGATACCTTTGGGAGCGGTTTGACTCCGATCACCCTGCGCTGAGTATGATCATTCTCGGACGTCAACTCAAATTCTTCATCATCGCTCATTGGCAAACCATTCGAACAGGAACCTCATCGATGGACGATTACCATGAGCGGCACGAACCGCAAGCGATAAGTCAACGCGAACTTCAGGAAGGTTCAAACGGATTGAAAAGGTGGAAAAGCCCCGGTTGCGACACCGGGGCTTCTTGCGTTCTGGGGTCAGGCCAACTTGATCGTATCCAGATCACCCCCGGCATCGACAAAGGCTGTCACCCAGTTCGGACGTTTCCCCCTGCCCGACCAGACATTGCCCTTGTCGTCGCGATACTTGATGACCTTCTCGGCCTTGGGCTTTGCCTCGGCTCCTGCGCGGCCCTGTGCTTCGACGGCAAACAGTTCGTGCGCGTCGAACCCCGCTGCTTCGATCAATGCCAGCGCATCCGCCTTCGCTTTCGACCTCGCCTCAGCTTCCGTGAGCCGCAAAGCCTCTGTGACATTTGCCGCAAGAATGACAAGCTGCGCACGGGTGTAGCCGTCAATCAGATCGTCCACGGTCGGTGCAATCTTGGTCGTCTCGGTTTTCGTGTTCAT